ACGCTGGCGATGAAAGTTGGATCAATCTTACTTTGCTGCCAACCTGGAATTGTAATGTAGTTAAGAGTAAGAATAAATCCACTCCAAATCAACACACCTAATCTGACGAAGTTACTGACAATAGCAATCTGATCTTCTTTATCATCAATGCTTTCCTTGAGTTTACTGAATGGTCCTTTCTTTTTAGGATCTTCTTCTTTGTGATCTTTGTGACAAGACATATCTAAATTTGTATATAAAAATAGTCTACAGGCATCAATTTTTGATACAGAATTTCTGTTTATGGTGGTGGTAGACTTATGAATATTTATACTTAAACATCATGTGGAAGATACTCCCTTTTCTTCTGTTGTTTGCAGCCCCAGTCAGAGCAGATATTACTTCGAAGCTAACTAGTAGTGTCCAACTCCAGGTGAACGCTGCAGCAACCCAGGTTGAACGGATAGGAACAACCTATTCAGTAAGTGGATCTGGTGTTGATACAACTTACACACCAACTGGTGGTAGTGCAGTCTCAGATGGCATTGGTGGACTAACTGTAGCAAGTGGAGTAGGTTCAATACCAGCTCTAGAAGTTACACAGAAAACAGCTGGCAACAGCTTCTCATTCACACAATCCTTTACTCAAGGAGATGCAGTTTCTACAAGTGCTCCTAGTGTCGGAGCAGTAGGTAACTTTAGTAGTCAAACTTCTACTGCATCAGGATCAGCAGGTGACCTTGCCGGTACAATCACAACATCTGGTGCAATCACACTAGTTGGAGGAGGTGGTGGTACCAGTGCTGTTGGCCAATTCACCAGTGAGATCAGTATCAAATGAAGCTAAAGGATCATGCTTTTGCAATCAAAGAAAATGAAGATGAGAAAGATCCTGAAAAGTGTGATACCTGTGGTCGTATTAAGCTCACTGAGTGCATCTGTAGAAGCCGTTCCCATCGTTCCCAACTTTCAGAGTGGTAGTCTTACCAGTCACACTGAGACATCCAGTACGGTAACGGAGACCATAAATGTGATTGAATACCAGACAGGCTGGCAATATACAGTAACTGGTAATAATATAAGCACAGATAGTAACAGCTTGGTGCCTCCTGCTACAAGCACAACCCAAGCAGTAAATGGAATTAATTCTACGTGGACAAGCCTAGATGCTACAAATATGCCGAACTTCTCTGTAACAGATTCAAGCAAACCTTGGCAACTAACAACAACACTCAGTCAACCAGGGTTAAAATCTCAGACCATAATCCAGAGGACCACCGAGGTAACTTCAGTCACAGACACGGTTTCCACGTTCAGTCAGTAAAGTATTTACTAGTTGCATTAAACATATTCAGTACTCCTATCTATGCCAATGAAGTAGGTGGTGTCAGTGCTACTGCCAACCCAGTGGCCAACTCCAGTGGGTCGGTGACCAATCAGGCAATACAGGTTTTACAAGGACCATATATAACTAACACTTATGGCAATGGAGTTCAGTGTCAGGGGTCTACCTTGAACATCACTCCATTTGTAACTCTGAGTGATTCATGGAAAGAGCCATATGAAGATATTTATATGGACCCAGTGTATGACAATTCAGATACCAACAACGATGGTGTGTTAGACAATCCAGGATCTATTCTCTATCACAAACCAACTAGAACAGGTCAGAAATCTAATCATAATATTGGATGGGGCATCTCAGCTACAATATCCATACCACTAGATAAGCGTCATAATGAGGGCTGTCTGAAAGCTGCTGATATACAGAATCAATATCATGCTCAGTTGGTTGCTAATAAAAGATTAGACTTCGAGATTTCAAGATTGAAGCACTGTGCCGAGCAAAGAAAACTTGGAGTGTATTTTCATCCTGACAGTCCTGCACATCAAATCTGTGCAGATGTTGTTGTGGCAAATCCTCATGGTGTTATTCCTAATCATCAACACGAGATTCTGAAATAAGTTTCTTCTTCCTTTTTAATCCTTTAAATTTTTCTCCCTGTTTTTTACCCAGTAAACCCTTAATTCTCTTAGTAGCTTGCTTTAATAAAGGCTTTATTAACCTTAATAATAGGGGTGTAGAAGCTGCAGCTGCTGTTGCTACGACTGCGATTGCAGCTGTTGTACTTACTTGAGGTATAGTTGGTAATAATTTTTCGACAGGTGAGGTCAATTCATAATTTGTTATACAGGTTTGACCATCTTCTGAGAGTGTATGAGATACAACTTTTTCCCTGGATTCAGCATTCCGCATGTCCCCTACCCTCTGATCTGTAGGTCCGGGACAGGGTACATCCTCTTTAGGAACATCTGGTATATCTAAATTCGGTTGAGGTGTTTCTAATTCTGGAGGTGGAGTTACAGGAGGGACTGATTGTTCCTGCACATATACCAGATTCTCTGGTTGATAATCTATAGATTCAAACCAGGGGACAGAACCATCGCACATGACACGAGATCCTCGTTCATCTTGGTTTACAAGTTCTATAGAATTTTTATTTGCAGGATTATATTTAACACAACCTGGAACATCTATTATTGGAGATCCAATAGATAAAGTTACAGGTGGAGTCTGAGGTATTGAAAAATTTATGTTAGGCAGAGGGATTGCATTAATCCCTATGTAATTTATTCCAATAGTCTGTATCTCAGGCACTAACAGTCTTGGAAGTCTCTAGCCATCTGACCACCTATTTCTGCACCTTGTTTCTGTCCAAACATATTAAAGAATCCAGCTACTAACCATCCAACATAAGGTATCTCTGTAAGAGTTGGAGTTATAGGAGCAGTGATACTTGCTGCTGCAAGCTTCCCTGTAGCCTCTCCAGAGCCTTCTGCTTTGATACATGCAATCTGCTTGGCAGTTAGTTCAGAGCTCTTTGAGACGCTTCCAGAGCCTCCTCCTGCTACTGACTGTTCATATGTCTTTATTTCTGACTTACTTAAACCAAGAAAACCTGCTGGTTTATCAATATGCTTTTCGGTTTCAATTATCTTCGGTGAATGAGATTTATATCTGATGGTATATCCTTTCTCTGTAACACTTGCTACGTAACTTGTATAAGGTCCTACAGGTAAATTTATTAGAGGTAAACTACTTTTTCTATTGACTGTTGACTGTATCAAAGCAAGATGAGACAATCCAAATAATATTCCTAAAGAACCTACAAGTATTTTTTTCGATCTAGAAGGTCTCTGACTGTACATTTTCCATGTTATATATACTTATTCTACTGTGATATTTATAGACTAACCAGTGTTAAATTTTCTAAGTTTATTATGAGTAGTTAGGGTCTATTGGATATTGTGTCATATTAGGCTTGTATGTTCCATCACTTTGCTCAGTGCTTGAATATAAAGTAACTAACGCTGCAACATCAGAACAATTATCAATTTCTGTTTTGCGTGTTGTATAAGCTGTTCGTACTGCATCTCTAAATGTTGCCACATTTGAATCTAATTCAATACCTTTTTCTAATTTTCTTATAACTTGCCAATCGTATAAATTTAGTAAACTCTTAGCAATTTCTTTTTCTTGTAGTTTAAAGTTAGATTTTAGACCTAAAGTTGTAACTTCAACTCCGTTTTTAGTTTCAGTTACATCATTAATTTCTTTAGCAACTCCAGATCTTGAATAAAAACGTGGGTCGTATGTTGGGTCGTCAGCTACTTCTGTAATACCTATCGCTTTTTTCTCATCAAGTGATGTTAGTCTTAACCAGTTAGCAGGGTACTGTGTTCCATCAGATGTTTTAAATGCAACATCAACAGGTAAAGTTTTTCCGTCTAATTTAAATGCCATAATTATATTTTACCTTGCCCTTGCATATTTGAAAGGATTACTAGCAAAAGCCATAAACACATATCGTGAACCATTTGCATTTGTACCTGCATCACTCGTTCTCATTTTAAATCCATGAGATAATATGTCAAAACCATCATTAGCAGTTGCTTCTGCTGCTGTTGAGTCTGGACATAGTTTTTTATTTGCTATGTTTCCAGGACTTCTGTGAGTGTCTTGAATAACTGTGTTAAAACCTTGATTATTGTTTTTTACAATAACAAATCTAGGAGTAAACCCACAATGAACGTAAGCTCCATTAGCATTACCATTTCCAGTAAAATGTCCAAATTTACTAAATCCCTCAACCTCAGACCAGACCCAAGCAATTATATTTGAACCATTATTATTAACAGCACCATCACTATAAATTCCAAAATTATTACTATCTGGCACTATATCGTCCCACATAAAAGCAGTATTAGCACCTTTTATTGCGTCTTGGTTTTGAAATTCATAATAATATTGCTGTGGGTTACTATCAACAGACTCACCATGATACATAATCCAGTTATCACCATCTCTTCTTTTTACAAGGAACCATTTCGGAGCAGCATTTAAACCGTGATATACTAATTGATCTCTAGTAGCATTTCCTACATAAGAAACTATAGAAAATCCTGCCGTGGTATTTACAGATCCAGATGAAGCAATAGTGGCACTGTTAGATCCTGCACTATTACTGAAAGACGTACCAGCAGCCCAGTTCCAAGCAACATAATTTACACCACCTCCATTTATTTCATTATCTGTGCTATTCATTGTAAAACCGCTACTTGTAAATCCTGTAAATTTTGAGGAATTATCAGTCTCAGCTGAAGATACGTTTGAGGCTAAAGATTTTCCTGCTCCCCTGACACTATCAGTCCAGAAATGATTTTCTGCACGGTCTGTTGCTTTTATCCAAACAAGATCAGGTTGAAATCCTAGACTTGAAATAGTTTGTGATCCATCATTTCCTGCCCAGGTAGCTATGTCAAAATATTGATCTCCTTTGAGGATTGTAGGTTCGGGAAGATTTGCTGTACATAAAGCAAAAAATCCAGTTGGAGGTGCATAATAAAAATCTCCATGACCATTTTCATCTGTATTTCCTTGAGCAGTAACATAATTACTAAAACTTGAATCCTGTCCAAAATTAAATTGAACCTGATTACTGGTCATTACATCTGCAACAGGTGTCCATGTAGAAGCAATATCACTAAACTTAGGATTTGCACCAGTTGCTGGATTACCAGAGAAAAAATAAGTATTATTTTTTCCTACCCAGATTTTGTTTCCTTTTACTGCAATCTGTATTATGTCACCAATACTTAATGCACCAGCACCAGTAGTCTCTCCATCAACACTGGAATTGTGTATGAATACACCATCACCATTACGAAGAACCCATGAATCATCATTAGCACCACGGGCATCAGTGCTTGTCCAGTTAGTAGAAGTATATCCAATGCCGACAAATAATCTGTTTGCCTGGTTGCCTGTTAATATTCTAGCTTCAAAATAATAACCAGTAGTATCAGTATGACTAATACCAAAAGTGCCAGCAATACTGCGATTACTGCTACCACCTGTATACCTTAAAGAACCTTCATTTAAAGTACCATTTCCAAAGACAGCACCAGCATCAGTAATTGAACTTAAAGTACAAAAATTATTTGTTGGTGTATCTTTAACAGCATCAACATTAGTTCCTCCAAAACCATTAGGTGTGAAATTATTGCCATTACCACTTATATCTTTACCTTGAGTTGAAGCTGTAGTGGAACTATTATCTTCAAAATTAAGTCTAAATCCATTATTACCATAAGTTAATCCTGATGTATCTATAGGGTTCCATTGCCCTGTATCTGAATCAGTCTCTCCAAAAGATGCAGGAGTTAGTGCTTGTCCATCTATAAAAGTTATTTCTGCTAAATATCCACTGAAAAAATCACTTGAATTATTGTTTACCCCTATATAATTATCTGCACTGCTTCTAAAAAATGATGTAGCATAATTTTGAGCTGGATTTGTAGAACTTGAAAAATCTGTTTCTTGTACTCCATTAATGTATATTTTAACCCTGTCATCTGCTGTACTTTGAGTCGTATCAATAGCTACTACTATATGAAACCAAGCGTGGGGATCTCTAAATTGCCTTGTGGTTATTTTTTGAATATCTGTAGAACCACTGCTTGAATCTCTATCTGTATACTGTAATTTATCATCATTGGTAAACTGCACTCTTCCTTCAATAAACCCACTGACAGCCGTACTAAACATTGACATATATGCACCAAGCTTTGCTCTTTTAATCCAAAAAGCTATAGTTTTTGTTGTATTACTTGTATTAGTACCGAAAGTTCTTGTTAATTTATCACTCGTACCAGACTCAAACCTTAAACTACGTTCTATTGTAAAGTCATCTGCTGCTCCAGAAGCACCAGTCCTGATATTATCTGTAAAAAATGACATTACTTGACATCCAATGAAACAGCAACGTGAACTTTAAGTGGTGAGTCATCCTCCACAATAAAATCGAGCCTATCAACGGCATTAGCTGCTGTAGAAAGTGTAGGTGCAGTTCCACCTACAAATTTAAAAGCTGAGTTAAATGATCCAGTTCTTCCTCCAGTCCCATCCTGGGTTAGGAAGATGGATCCACTGTGGCCAATTTGTGAGTTTATAGGAGCAGCAAAAGTAGAGTTAGCATTCATATTAACAAAATGATATGCAGCAGAAGAAAAATCAAATGTTACTGTACCTCCACTGTGAGAATCAAAATTACCATTTGCACCTCCAGTAACAAACACCCCATAAGCACTCGTTTCGAATTTCTTGACATTATTGTGGTACATGGATACCTCTGCATTACCTATAATATTGACTCCATTCTCACTGCCCTGCACGGTTAAAAATATATCATCAGCAGATTGTATATCAATATCATCACCTGTGTTTCTGATAATTAAATCGTTAGTTTTGTTATCAATATACGAGTTTGTTGCATCATGATACAGTTCTAAATCTCCAAAAGATCCAGCACCAATTTGTATACGATCATCATTAGACGAACCACTATCTCCAAGTGTTATGTTATTACCATTAGAATTAAAAGTTCCTTCAAATATTGTGGCTGAAAGTAAGCCAGTAGAAGAGTTAAAAGTTAAGTTAGAACCAGATTTAGGAGCTAAGTTACCTGATGCTGCTGTAGAAAATAAAGGAAAACAAGTGGTATCAGATGACTCATCACCAACTGATATAGTTGTTGCTATCGCTGCTGTTCCAGAAGTATTCTGGTTTCCAGCAGTATTAACACCTGGAAGATCTATATTTGCTGATCCATCAAATGATACTCCACCAATTGTTCTGGCTGTTGTTAATGTTGCAGCAGATCCAGTTGTATCCTGATTAAGAGTTGCCACTCTTGCAGCTGCTATAGTTCCTGAAGATATATTTGATCCATTTAAAGAAGTTAAAGAAGCACCAGATCCACTGAAACTTGTAGCTGTAAGTAATCCAGAAGAAGAGTTAAATGTTAAATTTGATCCTGACTTCGGACCTAAATCACCTGTTGCTGCTGTAGCAAATAAAGGAAAACAAGTAGTGTCTGATGATTCATCAGCAACTGTGATTGATGAAGCTGTTGTGCCTGATGGAGTGGCAAATGATAATACTCCAGCACCATCTGTAACAAGAGCTTGTCCACTACTACCTTGACTTGTAGGGAAGGTAGCAACTTTAGTTCCATTAGCAGCAATAGAAACTAATCCACTTCCACTTCTAAAGACTCCTGTATCAGTGTCATTGCTGAATGTAATAGAGGGAACTGAAGCTGATCCATCTGGAAATGTACCGCCAGCATTAACATAATCTGCACCTGCAAAAATAACTCCGAAGAATGCATGTCCATTTGTAGGAGCAGAACTGAATACTATATTGGTTCCAGATAATTTAAATCCGGCAGAACCTGAAGGATCAGGCTCCTGAATAACTCCATTTACTGATATTAATAATTGTTGTTCAAACTTTGGAAAAGGAACTGGTGCCGATCCTCCAACCTGCAAAGCAAACGAAGTAGCACTACCATTAAAACCACTTGATATATCATCTATGATTTTGTAATCTTCGTTAGCTCTTATGTCATTTCCTATATATGGCATAGATAATCAACTACGATATTCTTTTTTCTCTCCTTATTTTAAGGTCAGTAATCTTTGGAATTACTAAGTATTAGGTCCAGCAGTAGATGGTTGTGTCGGCCAGACTACATCATCAGAAGTTTTATCTTTATAAGTCTGAGGAAGATCTCTAAGAATCTGTCTGTATGCAGCCCATTGAGCCTGATCTATTGTCGTATCTGGATTCATAGTCCAATCACTGGACTTTAATAAATAATCTCTTTTCTTTCTAACATTCTCCCAACTATCATTTTCTAGTTCTAATACTTTATGTTCATTTAATTTTTCATCTAAAGAAGCAACTTCAGCTTTAAGAGTTTCGAATTTAGTTAGTAAATTAGAAAGATCACTATTCTGCGTTAAAGCCATCTTATGTCTGTTCTAGATAACTTACTGAAACATCCAAGGCACTAGCTGTTCCTGCATTTACTCGTAAGACATCACTTGATTCCATAATTATTTTTGATCCACTAATTATTTCTAATGATGATCCTGCAGGAACTGGAGCGTTCTTAATTAGAAATACATCATCTCCTGTATTAGTAACTAAGAAAACATCTACTTGAGCACTTGATGCTGTCTTATTTGAAACTAAACAACTTAAAAGAACTAAAGTTGCAGAGCCTCCAGCAGTAACAACATTAGTATCAGTGCTGCTTGTTCCCGAATTACTTACTGAAGATTTAGTATCAATCTTAAAGGTGTTTGCCATATTATCCTAAAGCTAGTATGAGAGCGAGTTGATTTGAACTATCTAAGTTCCCAGTGACAGTTAAGTTGCCTGAAACCGTAAAGTTTCCACTGGGTATTGATACGTTACCGTTTGAATCTATTGTAAGCCTTGCAAATCCACCCGTTACTAGTTGTACCTGATCTGCTCCAGTGCTCATTAAACCTGTGTCAGGATCTCCTGCAAATTTCAGAGCACAGCTCGATAATGATCCTATTGAAAAACTACTATTACTTCCGTCTTCTTTTAATAAAGGAAACCCACCTGGTGTAGTTGCATCATGAACACAGAGTATTTTCTTCTCAGTATCTACAGTTACTTCACCAACTGCACCTGTAAAACCAGAGTGCTCTCCTGTTGTTCCTCTTCTAAATTGTACTTGAGTTGCCATAATACTATCCTAAAGCCACTGCTATTGCAGTAGCAAAACTTTCTGTACTTATTGTTCCGTTTGAGTCTGGAACGGTCATAGTTCGAGTTGTACTACCCGAAATTCCTGAACATTCAAATGCTAATTTTTTAGTAGCATCTGAATTATCTTTTACTCTGAAAACATTA